CGCCACTCACTAGCATTGACCTTCTTGCGTTTCCTAAACTTCCAAAGATGCTTGCACCCTATGTAGCTTTTACCGGACTCTTTATGGGTAATCTGGTAGACAAACCCAAGATGTTTATCGGGGTTGAACTTGCCTACCAGACTAATGTCCCAATGTCCGTAATCTTTTTTGCCAGTCACCTAGAACGGAACATCGTCGCTCATATCGTCAACGATATCTTTCTTAGGTGTGGAGAATCCGCCGGGTTCGTCATCCAAGCTGACGTACTCAATAGGATCAGTGATCTTTACAGCGTTGATAAACGTAGTCACGCCTTGTCCATACTTGTTGTTGTAGGGACGTTGGGACAGCCGTACAACGCCTTTGGAACCGTTGCTGAGTTGAGTAGGTCCGCTGTACTCGTTCTCTTCGCTGTCCACCAGGACAGGCTTGTAGTTGCTCTTCAGCTGGACGTATGCCATATCGTCCATCTTGCCAGCTTCTTGTTTGACACTCAAGCCCAAGTTCCTGGCCGCTTTAACCTGGTCGCCTTCAAGACCAAGGGCAACAGAGTAGCGATCAAACTTATCTGTCTGATCAAAGATAAACGGGTAGAACATTGTGCCTTCAAGGTAGGAATATTTATTAGCCATCAGTGTATTTCACTCCAGTTGTTGCCTACCTGTACATCACATTCCAATTTGCAACGTAGATCGTAGGCTTTGTTTACTTGCGATATAGATAGTATAACAGATTCTGCGGCAGCGTCAACATCTTTCTCGTCGCTTTCCAAAACTAATTCGTCATGGATCATGGCGACAATCTTGGATCGTATTTTACGTGTTCTTAGGTAATGATCGACATACATAAACCATTTCTTCATTAGAACAGCTGACGATCCTTGTATCAAGGTATTTAAACTGGCATGTCCGGATCGTACCCGCAATACCCTGCCGTCAATAGCCTTGAGTCTGCCCTGGCTTTCTCCTTTTCTAATGACAGCTTCGCTAAGTCTCTTATAAGCTGGCATGTTAGACATAAATCGTGATCGTAGTTCTGCACCGTCTTTGGCACTGCCATTGACCACAGCGCCTATTTTAGCATCACCTGCCCCGTACAACAAAGCATAAATGAATGTCTTGGCTTGGTCTCTCGTATCAAGTCCTGCCATTTTCTGGTTAGCTGTGTGTACGTCTCCCTCTAAAACTTCCTTGGTAAACTTGTCATCGCTCATGTAGTGGGCCAGTACCCTAAGCTCCAGCCCTGCTGCATCTGTGTCCAATAACTTGCTACCAGTGGCAGCTTTGAACAACTCTCTGCACTCCTTGCCATACTGGACCCTGACAGCTGGGACTTGTTGCAGATTAGGATCAACGCAACTCATCCGGTTTGTAATTGCTCCCAAGGTGCGGTATCTGCAATGGACCCTGCTTTGGTCTGTGCATGACTTGATCCATGACTTTACAAGGGCAGAGCGTTTCTGAAGCATAAAGTATGTAGCCAATGTCTCTGCAACCGGAATGTTACAATTGGACAATGTTTTCTCGTCTACCTTGGGTTGACCAGTGGGAGTAACCTCCGTAGGAACCCACCCCAGTTCGATTAGCCTAGACGCTATTTGTTGTCTGGATGATGGATTGAAGTCGATAACCCTATCTTTCAATCTTTTACCAGTTTTATCGGAATACCTCTCCTCGACAATTTGTGGGAATAAGTTACGACACTCTTGCTCGATCTGTTCTTGTTCCAGGACAAGATCGTTATACAACTTTACAGCTTTGTCCTTGTCCAGTTTAAAACCATTGTTGCTAATTCGGTCTGCTACGATCCTCATACGATGCTCGTCTGATATGGACTTCTCTGAGAACTCCAGCATAGCATTCTGTAAAAAACGATATAGGTGCCTACAAACTGTAACATCTTGTCTGCAATACTCTAACATCTCTGAGGTAAAGGCTGTGAAGTCGTTAAACTCTACTTTCTCGTATCCCAAACGAGTGCCCCAAGATTTCAAGCTGTGTCCTCCTTCCCTGGCTGGGTTCTCCATCATTGACAATAATAGTGTGTCCCGCATCTGATCCATTGTAAGACGTATGTCCCACAACTTAGCCAATACAGGAAAATCAAAACTAAGGCCGTTGTGAGCGACTACCACAGCACCTTTAAGGTAGTCGGCTAACCCGTCTGGTTCTAGCCATTCTTTAAAGCATACAGACTCCTCGTAAGTAACTACACAATAGATTAAAGCAGCATCTAAATCGTCTGTTTCTATGTCGAGGAATACTGTTCTCACCATAACTGACCTTGTTTTTGAGAGTATGTGTTACAAATTTTACCGAATCTGTCATAGACTGTCAAGACAGGTTGTTTTATTTCAATTGGCTTCCAATTGCGATCAAAAAATTTTATCTTTAGTTTTTTAAACATTTCCCAAAGCTCCCCAAGAGATTGGAAAAAGTCTTTCACATTGCTTAGATATCAAAGACGCAACCTCACTGGTTTCCTTCTGAGCATCCTTGCCCAAACGCTGCTTACAAACCCTGGAGAAGGCATAGACAGAGCCTGTCCAGTACCATTCGGTAAACATACTCTGAGGCAAAACCATCCTTGCCATCTCAGGTGCAACGCCTTTGTATAAAAAACTATTATAGGTCCATATGCACTTTTTAATAGCGTGGTGATAATCGTCCACCATTGCAGGTCCAGATTTAGTAGCAGGATTAATATCGATTACCTCCTCAGAACTACCTTGTTTTTTATCCACAGGCTTTCCTCGCCATTCTTTAGGATAATAGAACTCTGGTTCCTGGTCAACATATCTCCTGCTAATTTCGTTCCATGACAAGCCTACCTGATGCTTTGCCAACTGTCTGGCGACAAAGATAGGGGCCTTGATCCTAAATTGAACACTGGTGTGTGCAAACGGAGACCAGTGATTGTTATTGGCAAGGTACTTTATAAGCTTAGTGTCGCCAGTTTTGACATATTCATGCTCTTTGTCAAAGCTCACCCTGGCGGCGTTGACCACTGAAAGATCACTACCCATAGAGTCCTTTAAAGCAACCTTGATCATCCCTGTCCTCTCATGCGTTTTCTCATGTCTTTGAAACCAGATCGTTTGGAAATCTTTTTAGAGTGATTGAAGGGTCTTGGTTTGTTACGTCTACGAACCTTGGTCCTGGGTACATATGTTATGGTGTTAAGTTTAGCCATCTTTGTCGCCCATCTCGTATAACATTTCCAATGTATCTTCTTCGTTAGCCATATTGTCTACAGCATTTTTCAAATGCCAAAAGGCAGAAACAAGTTTGCTATAATCGCTCATCCACATATCACCGTCGCACTCCATCAATGTAGAAACTGGATCACAAACCATTGGCTTCAGACGTTTGATAAATTCTTCAGCTGTGATTTCTTCATCGTGTGACCATTTAATCATCTCAGAACTCCTGTGTTACTACATCCATTCTACCAGAACTCTTGTCGTATAGCAAGCGGTCAGCTGTACCAACGTCACCAGTGTACCGGCATTTCAGAACTCTTAGGGTGGTAGTGTTACACTCCACAGGATCGTCGCTCTGTGTGTTCCTTTCCAAGGAGATCACGCTGTCGCTGATTTGGCTTATCCCGTGACTGCCCCTGAGATGCCCTAGGTTGACCTCCATACCTTCCTCATGCGACCTGTCAGAAGACAAGCGTCTCAGGTGTGTGACTAGGTGTATGCAGCATCCTGTCTCTTCAGTGACCTGTCTTAGGAGGGTCATGGTGCGGTCAATTGCCCTACGCTCGTCAGTGACTTCCAAACCAGACACTAGGATGCTCAGATGGTCTATAAATACCACTTGACAATCCAAGCCCTGTACCATGTACCTGACACGATCCAGCAAGTCATCCATCTCCAACGATCCAAAGTGATCGTAGATAAATACTCGTCCAGTTCCTAGAGTATTGTCAAAGTATTCCCTGATTTGTTCTCTCGAATACTTCTCGAATACTTCATTAAGATGTAGGCGGTCATTGGCCTCAACCGCCAGGATACCACGTCTAGTGCGATCCACTGATTCTTCAAGGGCAATAATGCCAATGCTCTGGTCTGTAGTCTTTAGATAATAGTGTTGTAGCTCCCGTAGCAGAGAACTCTTGCCTACCCCTGTGCCAGCTGCCCAGGTAACGATCTCCCTGGCCCTGGTGCCAAGGGTCTTGCTTTGCAACTGTGGGAAGGGGAAGGGCATACTGCGTAGGTTCTGATCAGACCATAACCCGTTAAAGTCCGTAGCGGCGTTCCTGATACCAGCTGGGGTGTAGCATTGGGTATTCTTCATGCGTGCAAGGAACTCGCTCTGTAGGCCCTTGGCAGTGTACTCACAAGCGTCCTTGTGTTCTAGCTCTACGATGTACGCCTTACCGGGTCTAAGCAGCCTAGCGCATCTCTCAGCGTTCTGTCGAGCCTCTGGCTCTGAGTCAAAGCAGATGAACACCCGATTGAACTTCTCAAGCAGTTCAAGATTGCTCTTGAAGTCACGCTCTGCACTGGCTTGTCCTGATCGTATGGACATTACATGGACAATCTTGGACGAATGTCTGCCCTTGCTGTAGGTCTGGGCATCTGGAGAAACACCGTTGACCATTTGAAACGCTGCCAGTGCGTCTGCTTCGCCTTCAGTAACGATCAAGGTGTCTGAACTAACACCAACATCCTTGCCCAAGGTCTGCGATCCGAAAAGAACTGAGTTCTTGAAGTCTCCCTCTGTCTTAAACTCCTTTCCTTGCAACCTGATTTTGGTAGCGATCCGCATACCGTCGTTGTCAAAATAGGGAAAGACAACTCTAAGGTCACTGGCAGTCACTTCGTAGAGGTCTTGCACTGCCTTGGATATATTCCTGGAGGACCAAGGCGTGTCTGGTTTGGGTTGCTTTATCGTGCGGAAGTCGCGTGTTTCGGACACATAATCCTCCCTTGCCTCGCCATAGGTATTACAACTGAAGCAATATGTATGCCCATCGTTGTAAACAGCTAAGGCATCTGATGATTCACATTTGTCACAGGGTTGGTGGGTCTTAACGGCTACAACATCGCTCATCAGTGGTTTACCTTCTTGCTTAACATCGTTTGAAGACCATCATCGTCTTCCTCTTCCAAGTCTACATCAAAGTGAGGCTCTTGGTCAAGATAAATCTTGAACTCTTCAAGGGCCATGCAGATAAAATATTCAGCTGGCTTGTTATTGATTTCAGCCATGCTCATCAGAAAAGGCGTGACCGACTTATCCAGACCAAACACATCCTCCAAGCCTTTCATAAAGACTTTAAAGGGTAATGATGGAGCGCCTCCTGTAATTTCGTTACTCATTTGAACCTCTTGAATAGAACATAAAACACAGTCAAAACGAATATGTAAGAAGCAACTTGCACTGCTTCAGAAAAGTGCAAGATGTCAAGGGGAAAGAGATTATTTCCCGACATTGGACATTTCTCCTGCCAATGCTGCGTACCCTGCTATATCGACAAAACTATCGTCCTTGGGCGTCTCGATACTGCGTGCGACTTTCACCAAGACCAGCATCATAGCAACATCGACAGGCGTTAGGTCATCAGGTTTGGACCGGACATAGGTTGTCCACAATGCCGCAATCCTGGCGTGGTTTAGATATGCGTCTCCGTATTCCTTGGCACGGTCACCATTGATTAGGTCGCAAGCGGTTTGTAGAATTTCGTCTCTATTCATCTCCTACGGTCTCCTCTATGTAGTACCCAACAGGGGTTAGTCCTTCATGGGAGAAGTCATTGTCCATGACCTCTTTAGCGTCATAGTACGGACGCTTTTTTGTTGTTTTGACACGTTGGCGATACAATGGTGATTGTAGGGCGTGTGCCTCTTTGTTTCGACGTTTCATTTTGGTTTCCATATTGTAGGCTGTTATTAATAGTTTTCCGACAAGTCCTGCAAACATTGAATATTGTGGTCCTCTTCGAGTTCATAGGTAAACGCTTGGCGTATAGCATTTCGACAAACAGAACATATGTCATTATGTAAAGGCTGGTTGTCTGGCAGTTTTGCGTCACAGATAGCGCACCTCATGTCTCAATCCGGCTTTCAGTTTCAATCCATACGTGGGCACCACAAGATAGAGGTTTATCAGGATTATATACTATTCTGCATGGTCCATCAATATATATTTCATGGGCATAGTCATTAGTTTTATAGGTCTTGCAAGTTAGAGGT